CCAAGATAACTCTCTTCCGATGAGCTTCTTGATACTTCCATGAGGTATAAGAACACAACCACCGATACCAGAATATGTAGGATTCCAATATCCATATTCTCCAGCACTACTTCTGTATGGTTTCTTTTCAAAAAGAAATTCCTTACCATTTCCATTAGTTGCTACCCATGCCATAACTTATTCCTCCTCCACTTTTACGCCAAAAGGAACGAGGTCAGCAAATGCAAACTTATCAAAAGCATCTTTAAATGAATACTGTATTGAAGTATATACTGATACATATTCTAAACATCGGATAAGATGCATAACTCCATCCCTTCTACCAACTACCCACCCAAAAGGCTGGTGCTTGAGCATTTCTGCCCAGCATTCTTTTGCATTTTCGAATGGGCGGTACTTTGGCTCTGGCTTAATTCGGTACTCTGTATTATTCCAAAACCCAATCTCTGTCATTTCCGTCCAATCATTCGGAATGTCTGAGCCTTTTACGGCACTCGGTTTTGTCCTACACTCAATTGCCTCTCCTTTTGCAAAAGCTTGCAAGAAAGGACAAAATTCTTTTGCTTGTTTTCTGTCCATAATCAATCCTCCAATTTTATATTATGTTCATCTGCGAAATAATCTTCTGCTTCCTCGCAAAACTGACCTTCGCAAAGTGATTCTGGGAGTGCTCTGCTAGTATAATACTCTCGGTGGCATAACTCACAGATTCCTTTTTCGTAATTATTTCTTAACTCTTCTCTGGTCATTACTCATTTTCCTTTCTGACTAAATAGTCATACATAGGCTTACGGTTTCTACGATATTCATTACATATCTTTTCTGCCTCTTCCTCTGTATCGCAAGTTGCAATAACTCCATCGGGATATGTATCCCAATATCTAACTACCTTAAATTTTGCCATAATTTAGTCCTCCAACTCTTTAAGTGCTCCTTCCAAGTAACCAACAATCATTTTTTCTTCAAATTTTGAATAATAGTTACCATTCATATAACGAATAGTCTTTTCAATAGCTGATTTTATTTTTTCTTTGTTCATTGCTTATCCTCCTTTTTTCTGATTCTTTCTATATGCTTTAGTTGCGCAATACTTATATTGCCATATCGTCTATACATACCTTGGAGATATACAATATAGCTAGCTAATGTTATTTTATCTGCATTCATATTCTCTTCTTTTTACCACCTGCGAATACTTGTGCCATGTTTATCGCAGATTTAATATCTTTGTACCTGACACCACAAACTGTTGCCACAGCTTTAATTGCCTCATCCATTTTGAATTGCCTTGCCAAAAACTGATTGTTCTTTATCAAGTTGACGATTTCTTCTTTCGTATGAATGCCTTTCCAAAATAGTTCGGTATGACTACCACCTCTGTCGTCATCTACAGAGAACGGAACACCATAATTAGTATAAACCTCTCCGTGATGCTTGATGAGATGGCGACCAGGATTCTTTCGGATATTATTTATCCAAGTTTCATTATCGCATTCGTACCATATCTCATACTCTGCCCCTGTCAGCGTTTTGTCAATGCCAATAGGATAATGACCGGAATACCCATTTGTTCCAAAATAAATAATCTCTGCCATATTCTCTTCTTTTTACCCTCTCCCTGTTACCAAGGAGAGGGCTATTAGTTACTCTGTTACTTCAATGTACTTAACGGGATTGTTCGGGTCTGCACAACATGCGTGCTGAATACACTCAAACTTACCATCATACACACATCCCTCACACATCAAAGTAGGGTCTGGAACTGTCTTAATCATAATTCTATTCTTTTTACCCTCTCCTGTAAAAGGGAGAGGGCGGTTAGTTAATCTGTTACCATTTCAAAAGCTTGCGCTCGTAGGCTTCCCATTGTCATAGGCATTGCCTTAATTGCTTTTGTTTCTGTGTAATGTTTTATTTCTTTGTTCATAGTTTTACCTAGTTAATGTTATTCATCAATTTCAAAACTCCATTGTTCCATATCAAACACTTCTTTTAGCTTTTCAATGACTTCATAAAAGTCATCTTTGGAACGTAACGCTGTGCCACAATCGCCAACTTCTGAGTATTCATAATGTCCCATATCTCTTTGTATCATTTCCTTCGTTAAAGGAACGCCAATATCAAATGCAAGGGAACGAGATTCACTCGGAATATCTATTGCCTTGTCATCTACATCTGTAATATATCCACTGATATAATGTGATGCATCATTGACATCTGTGTTGTGAATTGCTGAATATGCCTTACAGAAATAATGACAGGCTCCTCCACATAACCCGATAAAAGTTGAAATTCTAAAACGTAACACACGCTTACCATTTTTACGGCTGGCTTTTGTAACATAGTCAACCACATTTTTATTGAAAAAATCTAATGATTGAAACCTAAACCCCTCACCAATAGTTGCCGGTAATGGGAATGGTCCTTCAGTAATATCGTACCCACTTTCAAAAAAAAATGTGCTGATTCAGCCAGCTTACGATTTCTTCGTCTGTTTTTCTAGCCATTGGCTGACTTAACATAGCTTTTAACATATCACTTATATTTATGTCCTATAAGGACGGTTAGTTACTAAATCTCATCAAACTCTTTCTGAAATCTCTGTTTTGTTTCATTCAGAAGCTGCTTGAATTTTGTTTTAAACTCTTCATCACACTCTGAAAGCCCACAAATAGCATCAGCAAGACTACTACGCATTGATTTTGGAGACAAATTTAAGAGTTCATTTACTTTAGGAATTAAACTCTTGGCTAAGATATTTGCTCTTTCTAATTTTTCTGTATTCATATTCTATTTATTTATATCCTTTGCAGGATGGTTAATCAATTTTCTTGATACTATCAACTTCCATACTCAATAGAACAAACTCTCTATTGGAGCGAGTGCCATCTTTCTTAGCAGGATTGATTCTTACCTCAATCTCGCCAGTATAGCCTCTACGACTTTGTTCTGGAACAATTCTTGTAATCCAACAAATATCACATCTTGAACAGCTCACTTTATCACCAACCTTGTATGGAAGACTTTCTATGTACTCCTTCACATCAGAACAAATCTGATTGTTAGCATCATTGATGATACTTTGTTGCTTGGCGACCTTTACTTTTAATTCTTCTTTTGTCATATCTTTAAAATTATGCCCGAAGGCGTTATAAACTAATGTGAAAAAATATTTTTATCACCTAAATCTTTTAATGCTATATCCTTACACTTTTGGCAAAGAAATTTGTTTCCCATGCCTTTGTCAAAACACGCTAAAGAAATAAAATCTTCTGGTTGGAATTTGTGCCCACAGCAAAAGCAAGTCTTTTGTACTGACAAATTAGAACTCTCACGCAACTCTTTAAAATGTGCAAACGTCCCAAAGTAGTGTCCTTTTTCACACCCTACAGCTTTGTAGACTTTCTTAATTATTACTTCCATACCTACACCTCCATTTCGTGATTAATACCAAGACCGAAGAGAAGGTGCTGCAAGTCATGCACGTATGAAATAGCCCCAAGATAAAAATCATCTTGGCATACGTCATAGCTATCAGATGGAGCAATATTGTTATAGACTTCTAATTCAATACAGCCTACTTTTCTATCTGTTGGGAACGCACGAAAGTATAGCTTATCATTGATGTTATAATCATAGTCAATAGCATTTGCTTCCCATTTATTCTTACATAGAATTTTCTGAGTGATAGGAATCGGAACAATATCCTTAACCCAAGCACAGCTGTCACCTAAGAGATAGCCTTTCTCTCCAAATTCCGCACCTTCGATGTTCTCTAAGCGGACAACACCTTTCAGAACCGTTCCATCATCTAACTTCAAAATCTTTGATGGGTCTGATGATGTTACTCTGTAAACGACATCTTTAGCTGTACCTAGTGGTACTCCGTTTGTCATTACCAAATCACCTGGTATATAACATAATTTATCCATACGCTTTACTTCTTATTATTCATTATATAAGCCATATCGTGTACTTTGTGACACATTTGACAAACATCTTCAAGACTTCTTGTGTCCCAATCATAATATAATCTTCCATAACTCTCGGTTATTACTACAACCTGTCTGTCACGAAGGATTCGCCATATCATTTTCAACTTCTGTTTCATACGCTTTACTCCTTAACTTCTTTAAAGATTACACACTTATTGTCAGAACGTTCTCTTTGTATCCAATCCCAATATAGTAGATTGTTCAAAACATTCCACTGGTGATTTTTACACTTTAGCGTATCATTAGCACACCATCCACTGGGACACCCAAACGCACAATTCCAACAATTTCCTGTGGCATCTTCAACAACAATGTATTTTTTGCCACAGTAATTAAAATATTCTCCAACTTTAAGCTCTTTCATTGCTTCATCCTTTCGTAATCAAATCAAACAACTCATCTACGAATATCCAATCAGACAATCGGAACATATAGACTTGCTCTTCCCACATTTCTTGATATGTATTGCAAGTAGTCTTATCGAGCATAGCGTTCATGTTGTAGAGCTTTCTAGAACCGAGTTCTCTTGAGAACGCAAGAACCTTTCCGTTATCATTTCGAGGAACTTCGCTAGCAGGGTGAAACATGTCCTTCAATAGCTCATTGATACCCCACTTAGCACCTTCTTTGAAGCTATCTTTTCCCCCCCCCCTAA